GCCGTAAGCACTAGCTCACAGCTCAACTGTGCCTGCTCCTTGGCTAGGAGTGCCATCAGGAAAGCTACGTGACTGTCAATCACGTGTACGGTGATGTGGGTTGACGCCCCACTGTCAGCTGAGTTTGGCTGATCACCACAGCTGGCGACAACCGATCCGCTTACGGAGGTGTTTCATGGATCTCCATGCGAGGGCTGGGATCGAAGATCTCGGTATGTACCTCAGTCGTGGTAACGAACGTAAAGTTGCCTCGGCACTCGCCGCCCTCAGCAGGGCCGTCGAGACTGTAGCCATCGATTATCCGATGGAGCAGGCTCTGAAGGACCTGTCATCTGGGCTAATTCCAGAAAGGGACAATCGGAGTGTCACCGACCCTGAATGGGTGGAGAAAGGGATTGCCTCCTACGGCTGTCCCGTTCATTCAACCCGGAGTTCTGGATCCACGTCAATCTTCCCCACAACCGGATACGGAGACTGTTCCTGCAGACGAGAGTCAAAAGGAAACAGTTCACCCGGATCCAACTCTGCAAGAGGTGAAGTTTCTATCACCGGAAGACCTCGCGGACGACGAGGTGGTGGTGACGACGAGCAAAGTTTCTCGTCGGGCGAAGGTAGGTCAGGACATGTCGGGGCTGGACATGTACCTCATGACCCTCGCCAACTTGACCGGCGAGCTGCATTGGCCGATGGAGGACTACACCGTCAGAGCCGAGCCACACTTGGTTCACGACCCTACGAAACCGATGCCTACAAAGGTGCCGTACGTTCGGTCTATGACAGTGCAGGTAGCAAAACGCGAGGGCGCCTCCCTCTCTCAGTCTCTGAAGTGGTGGAGAGTTACATCCTACCTAATTCTTATGCTGGGGCTCCTTTGTTCGCTCGTAATGAACTGGTCCTGGATGCCGGGGCACGACTTGCTCAACGGATTCTTGACGGCACTCGGGGGTTTGATCCCTATGTTTTTGGCCGTCGGGTTCAGCCTGGCACTTCTGGTCCAAAGACTCGGTTGGTTTGGATGGCGCCGCTTCCTACGACAATTGTGGGGACGCGTTACAGCAAACGAGTCATGGAAGCGCTTTCGAGAAGGAGACCATTCGTATGGGGTCTCAGAGGACACGAGCAGGGCGCGATCATCTCAGAAATTGAGTCGCGATTCCGATACGTCTACTCGCTAGACTTCTCGAAGTTCGATTCCACTGTTCCCGCTCGCATGATTGATGATGCTTTCCGCGTGGCACGGACGCACCTTGATCTTGACGAAAAGGAAATGCAAGTGTGGCGGAGGTACGTAAACGACTTCATCCACTCGCGTATTATTGCTCCCAATGGTCATGTGTATCAGAAACACCGAGGTGTACCTAGTGGTAGTGCTTTTACTAGCATTATCGACTCTATTGTCAATCTTCTTCTTGTTAGTTATTGCTGGGAGAAAATTACTGGGCATTCCCTCAACCATGACCGTGTCCTGGTGATGGGTGACGACGTCATCATTGGCTCGAACACGAGACTGGAGTTAGGGCAGCTCGCGTCCGCAGCATCGGACTTGGGATTTGTCTTGAGCGTTGAGAAATCGACGATCACTGACACGTCGCACGCGACTCAAGAATTTGACGTTAACCATACGCATTTCTTGGGACATTGGTGGGTCCACAGCCAACCGCACCGCCCAACGAAGGAACTTCTTCAGAGGATGGTGTACCCTGAAAGACACAAGAAGCGCGTCCCAGGTGAGCACCTCGTCAGGCTTGCCGCTTATGCAATGACGTGCAGAGAGGGTCGGGACCTGCTTACTTCTGTTTACCCACACCAAGACGTGATACAAAGCTACATGCGTCTTGCTGATGCACTCAGAAGGTACGGATGGAGCGAAGACGATGACGTAGCGGACGTTGACCTTCCAGGTCAATTGAGGCAGCGGCGCCGGGTCGAAGGACA